TGCTTATGCAGCAGCTAGAGAAGATGTGTTTGTTGTGGTTGACCCAGAAGCTAATGTGACAGTATCTGCTGTATTAGCAAAGGCTCTTACATATGGAGACTCTTCTTACGCAGCCGTTTACTACCCAAGAATAGTAATGAAAGACCCAACAGTAACCACTCCAAATATTACTTTAACAGTGGCACCTGGTGGAGCTATTGTTGGAAAATATATTTCAACTGATTCTGCACGTGGAGTATTTAAAGCACCTGCTGGTTTAGATACTCGTATTGCTGGAGCTGTGTCTGTTGCACCATTAACAAACACAGAACTAGACACATTAAACGCAACCGTTCCTCCAGTAAATGCAATTCGTTTTATACCTGGTTCAGGAATTGTTATAATGGGTGCTCGTACATTACGAGGCAGTTACTCAGACCGCTATGTCCCAATACGTCGTACACTTATTTACTTGCGAAAAGCGTTAACAGATTTAACAGAATTTGCAGTATTTGAGCCAAACGATGCACGTTTATGGCGTCAACTAACGTCTGTAACTTCAGGATTCTTAACTGAATTCTGGCAACAAGGTGGCTTAAGAGGAGACACTCCAGACCAAGCCTACTTTGTTAAGTGTGATAGCGAAACTAATACACTAGCTTCAATAGATAATGGTGAAGTTAGATTAGAAATCGGTGTAGCGTTACAACGCCCTGCTGAATTCGTAATCATCAAAATCGGTCAGTTCGATGGCGGAACAACCGTCACGGTAGAATAAGGAGATAAACACTAATGGCAACTGACAGCATTATAAATAGGTTCTCTACCGTAGCAACGGACCCTTTAAGAAGTTTCCGATTCTACGCAGAGTTTACCCCAACAAGCGATGGTGTATTTGATAATAGAATCAAAACTGGTTCTAGTAACAACTACAATGCTGCTGATGGAAGTTCTACTGGTTTTATTGGTGGGTTTACCAATATCAGTGGTCTTTCTATTAATACTCAATCAATTCAATACCGTGAGGGTGGATACAACACTACTGTTCATCAGATTCCTGGGATGACAACATTTAGCCCAGTGTCTTTTCAACGCGGTGTTTTGTATGGAAATGACCAAGCAATCACATGGATGCGTGGTTTATTTGCAGTATCTTCTGGAGAAGGACTTGCTTTAGGAACTAAAGGATTTAGATGCGATGTTGATATCTATGTCCTATCTCATCCAAATGCTGGAGATAAAAACGTTTCTAGAATGGGTTTTAGAGTAAAAAATGCTTGGATTAGTTCATTGAATTATTCAGATTTAAATTCTGGTGATAACCAAATTTTGTTTGAATCAATGCAATTAGTACACGAAGGGCTATCAGTATTTTTTACTGATAACAATTTCAACGCAATTTAACTAGAAAAAAGGAATATTAAAAGTGGTAAATAAACAAATTATTACGGACGAAGAACTGGTAAAACAATTTGCACAAAAAGCAATGGAAGAACCTGTTAAAGAAATAAAAACAGAAAGTCCAAGCAATCTAGTAGTAGAACTTCCTGGGGGATTTATTACCCAGGAAGGTTCTCTAATTAATAAAGCAAAAGTTAGAGAATTAACTGGAGTAGATGAAGAAATTATTGCTCGTTCTGAAAGTGAAGCAAAAGCTTTACAAGTAATACTTCAAAGAGGATTAGAAGAGCTAGGTGATAAAAAACCTAGTGAAAACGATTTAGATGCTCTTTTAGCTGGAGATAGAGATTCAATTGTATTAGGCATTAGATGCGCAACATTTGGCAATGAAGCAGAATATAGACTTTCTTGCGACTCTTGTTACGAAGAACAAAACATTAAAATTGATTTAAAAACAGATATAAAATATAAAAAATTAGAAGACCCTTATAAAAGAACTTGGGAAGTAGGACTAAAGATAGGAAAAGCAATTTTAGCTTTTCCTAACGGATTAGTTCAAAAAAAATTAGCTAACAATGTTTCTAATAAAACAGTGTCTGAATTAAATACTATTTTATTAGCTGGATGCGTTATGTCAATAAACGGGATTTCAGTAACTGGAACTCAAGACGTGCTAAATCTTGGGATGGCGGATAGAGAAGCAATTGCTACTGAGTTATTTGAACATAATCCAGGACCTCGCCTTATGGAGGTGAACAAGGCTTGTAAGGCATGTGGAAAAGATATAAATATTCCATTGTCCTTAGCTGCTTTGTTTCGCCTACAGAGACGAACAATATAACGATTTGTATAACCAGTTTGAATTAATTGCAAGAGAATTTTCTGGTTTTACATTAAGTGATATTAAAGGAATGACTGTAAAAGAACGAAAAAATTGGATAGAACGTTCAAGAAGATTTAAATAGATTGGAGGCGTGCTATGGAAAAAATAACTGAATTTGTTGGTGGTTTAACTGGTGGTTTGTCTACCGCTAAACAACACATTAGAGATATAGCTAATGATTTAAGAGAAATAGTACGCCAATCTGGAATGTTCTCTTCAAACATGTCTGGGATGGGCGGTGGTGGTGGCGGTGGCGGTCTAAATATAGGTAACGGCGGTTCTGTATTTAACAACAACCCATCGTTTGGCGGAGCTTCTGGTGGTCAACCAGTTAGCACAATGTCTTTTGGACCAGCTGCACAAGTTGGAGGAGCTCTTGCATTTGCTGGATTAAAAGCATCATTACCTGGAGCTAGCACGGCAGTAACTACTGACGCCGCAATTAGTTACATGAGATTTTACGCTGGCATGGACCGTGATGCTACTAAAGGTCTTGTAAAAGGCATGAATAATAGAGGGCTAGCTACTAGTAGTACCGACGCTGTTAGCGCTTTACTAGAAGCACAAAAATTTGGTTTTACTGGTCAACCTAATTTTTCACAAATTACTGGAAGTTTTGAAGACGTATCTAGATTAGTTCCTGGAGCAGGGCTTGCTGGTGGTGCTCAAGTTATGGGCTCATTAAATCAAGCACGTAGTGTAAACATGATGCGTGCTCTTGGTATTCAAGTACGAGACCCTTTTACTGGTCAACCAAAAAGTTTTCAAGAAATTGGTGACCAAGTTTTTAGAATGATTTCAAATAGTTTAGGAAGAGCCCCTACAAAACAAGACATTAATAGTTCTTTATTACCTGGTTCTGGTTTATACAATTTTTTAAATGATTTATTTGGTCCAGATGAATTAACTAAAAGTGCAGTAAGAAAATATTTATTACAAAAAGCAATGGGTGGAAATCTTTCATCAGAAAGTTTATTACAAACTGGAGCTAACACTTTTACTCAACAAGCTCTTGGACAACTTCAAGGAACGCGGGGAAATGTAGGAATTGAAGCAGCTTCTCCAATATCAGGCGCTGTTAATGTCGTCTCTACTGCTTCAGAAGTTTATTTACAAGAAATTGCCAAAGGAATTACTTCATTAGTAGATTATTTTCAAAATATTACAGGAAGAGCCGGCGGTGGCGGCATGTTAAAAAATAAACCTTATATGGTTGGAGAAAAAGGCCCTGAATTAGTTGTTCCTAAAGAAGATTCAACAGTAGTTCCAAATGGAAGTAAAGGAATAAGGGGAATATTAGAACAAGCAGGTTTTTCTGGTAAAAATTTAGACATTGCTATGGCAGTTGTTTACGCTGAGTCTACTGGTAATACTGCTGCTTTTAATCCAAAAAATAGGGATTTATCATACGGTTTATTTCAAATTAACATGAAAGACGATGACCCAAAAAGTCCTTACATGGGAAGAAACCGTAGAAAACAATATGGTATATCTAATGAAGATTTATTTGACCCACTTACAAATGCTCGTGTTGCTTACTCTATATCTAGCGGCGGTAAAGATTGGAGCCCATGGTCAACATATAACCACGGTACTTATAAAAAGTTTTTAGGAAAAGAAGTTGAATTAAGAACTAACACTTCTAAATATGATAAGTGGTTAGCTGGAGGAGGTAGTCCAGGTGTACCAACTGGAACTGGGTACACTGCAAGTGCGTCTTCAACAACTCCTTTAGGGGGAGACGGTTGGGTTGCAGAAAGTGGATTGGGTGGTCTTAGGGCCTCAACTGTTAGTTATGGTGGGGTAAATATAACTATTAATGGTGCAAATGTAAGTGCAAGAGACTTAATAGAAGAAATAAAAAGACAATTAAAATTTGAAAATATACTATCTATAATGGGAGCTTCATAATGACAACAAGAATAGTTAGTAAATTTGAGTTACCTACTCCTTCTGAAACTTTTCAATTTAATTTACCCCCTCATAAATGGAGTCTTCCTTTAGATGCAAACAATTTAGATGTTCTTCCTGGAAAAACAAGAACTAGTTTTTCTAATAATAATTGGGGAGCGGGAAATAAAGAAAGAAGAGGAAAAATTTGGAGATATACTGACCTAAGCCCTTTTCAACCAAATTACACCCCCACTGGTGGAGGTCCATCAAGTAGAAGAAATATAAAAAATAGAAGTAAAGCGCAGAAAGAAGCAGAAAGACTAGAATATGAACAAAGAAAATTAAATACACAACTTGAAAAAGCAAGAAAAGAAAATCTTTATGGGTTTCAATTTCTTTGGAATCCAACTGAATACGCTACAAGTACTGCTGTTTCACAAAACGTAGTTCCTGCCGCAACAGACGCTTTATCATTTTTAAATATGTTTCAAGGTACTGGAACGGTTAATTTTTCATTACAAATAAATAGAGTTAATGATTTTGCTTGTTTTGGAAGTACTGTAGGAACAAATTTTAATAGATTTTATGGAAGTTCTTATACCAGTGCTGGAAATAGAACTGAATTAATTAACGATTTAAAACGTAGAGGAACTTTAGCTGATATAGAATTTTTGTATAAAACAATAAATGGTGGTTTTATAAAAAATGCTGCTAATATTGACACTTCAGATATTGGTATAATAGTACCAACAATAGTAAGAATTGACATTGGGCCTTACGCTCAAATAGGAATTGTAAATAATATAAGCGTAGCCCATAAAATGTTTACACAAACAATGATTCCAATTGTTTCAGAAGTATCGTTAGGAATACAGATTCTTAGTTCTTACGGTTTTGGTTTAACACCAACTCAAAACCAAGTTGTTACAGGGACTCCTGATGGAATTTTTAAAAAACCAGTACCACCTCCTATGATTCCAGGAAGATAAAGGTAAAACCATGATATTTTTAAATTCAAGATATGAATACGCAATTCTTGATTACTTTGCTTTAGAACAAGGCGCTGACGTACACCCAGTGTTATTTTATCCAACACCTGATATAGGGACCATTAACTATTTTGAATATGCTTGGGTAGAAGGAGATAGACTTGATTTGGTTTCTCAAGAATTTTATAAAAATCCAAGTTTTTGGTGGTTTATATTAGATAAAAATCCAGAAATTAAAGACCCAAATAATATTACTCCTGGAACTATTTTAAGAATAGAATCTTTAAATGTTTAAAACAGCAATTGTTATTTTTCCTACTCTTAAAAGTCTTACACCACCTTCTTTATACTCTTTAAAACTTAAACAAGATAGATACACCCATGATATGGGAACAATAGTTTTTAGAGATTGGGATTTATCTGAAAAAATATTACCTCCGGGAACCCCAATTCTTATAACTTTAAAAAGCATACGTGGTGTAAAAAAATATCCTGGTTTTATACATCATGTTAAAAAAGTAATGACAACAGAAAAAAGATTTGTAGAAGTTACTTTTATTGGAGCATCTTATAGGATGAAACAAAAAACCAAAAAAGTTTGGAAAAAAACAACAGTATCTCAAGTAGCTAAAACTATTGCAAAAAAATATAAATTTACTGCTGATATAACTCCTCATCCTAGAGTATTTTCTCAATTAGCTCAACATGGGGAAAGTGATTGGGAATTTTTAGTTAAGTGTGCAATGAAATGTGGGTACTATTTTAGAGTAGATGGAACAACTTTAATATTTAAACCTATAGACGAATTTTATAAAAAATATAAAAAACATTCTCCATCTTATTCTTTACAAAACGTTCCCGTTAATGCTTCTGAAATTGCAGGCTCAGATATATATTCTTTTAATCCAATTATTGGAGAAACCATACCTTTTCTTGATGCAACAAAAAGTTCTACATCTTTTAGTGGAGTAAACCCTATTACTAAAAAAATTAATTCATATAGTAGCCAAAAAAATAAAAATGGTAAAAGACAAAATAAAAAACCTCCTTTATTTGATAATTTTGATGTAGATACCGTTGTTCCTGGAAATGATATAGCAAAATCTCATTCTAATGCTTTTGATGAAAAAATTAAATTTCCTTACAGAGCACATGGAGCAGTAATAGGTTCTCCTAAACTAATGCCAGGAATGCCTATACTTTTAAATGGAGTTGGAAGTGAATATAGTGGTTATTGGATGCTGCTTTCGGTAGAGCATATTGTTCATTTTACTAGCTTAACTGAAACTAAATATACTACTAACATAGAAGTTGGAATAGACTCACTTGGACCAATTGACTCATTGTCATTTTTAAATGATTCATTAGCATTTTTAAATAATTCTGAAAATACTATTTATATAGAGCCTAACATTAGACAAATTGTTAGTTTACCTGATTCATCATTAGAAATAAAATCAATTCCTGTTAAAAATGAAATTACAACTACTTTTGGAAGTTTAAAAAATCAAACAAAAAGTGCAACTAATTTTAAAAATGAGCAGTTTTCTTATTGGGAAAATTTAGTACCAAACATTAGGATAAGACAAAATAAACCAAGTAATAGAAGTGCGGAAGTTATTAAAAAATTAAGAAGGTCTTGTTGTGACAACTGAAAAAAGATTTTACGGCATATATAGAGGTATTTGCGTAGATGTCAAAGACCCCCTCTCAAAAAGTAGAATTAGAGTTAGAGTTCCACAAGTGTTAGGTACTGAAACAACTGATTGGGCTTGGCCCTGTCTTCCTGCTTCTGCTTATCAAACACATTTAAACCATGTAGTAACTATAGGTTCTGGGGGAACCCCTTCACATAGCCACTCTGCTACTGTGACAAGGGCAGCCGCCTCAGACCCTAGGGATACGGGCCCTTCCCAACACACTGGGCACTATAAAACCCCTAAACTTAATGATGGGGTATGGGTTATGTTTGAAGGCGGAGACCCTAATTTTCCAGTTTGGATGGGAGTGTTCTAATGGCTAATCAAAGAGCTATATCTTTACCTTTTTCTTTAAGTGAATCTTATGGCATATCTTTTACAGGTAATGAAAATAAAATATGGAAAGATAGAGTATTTTTAGCAATATCTACAGCTTTATACGAAAGAGTCATGAGGCCATCTTATGGAACTCAAATAAAACAAGCTATTTTTGAAAATGAAGCAGTCGCTTCTAGTTTATTAGATGCTACTATTAGACAAACGTTTAATACTTGGTTGCCTGCTTTAAGTTTAATAAGCATAAACCCTGAGTATGATGAAGAAACTGGTCAATTTTCAATTACGATAAATTACCTACTTCCTAACGAAAAAACAGATGAGGTATCTATAAAAATAGGAACCTTTACTAGAACAGGTGAATTAGTTGAAGGGAATAATTAATGGCTGAGCCAAACATAATACCTCAGATAGATTACACATCAAGAGATTTTGAAGCTATAAGAAATGACATGATATCTTCAATTAATTTGTTTTTACCTGAATGGAAAAATAGAGACGCTTCAGATTTTGGTATTACATTAATAGAATTGTTTGCTTATATGGGCGACATTATGAGCTATTACATAGATAGAACAGCTAATGAATCTTTTATTGATACAGCAAGCCAAAGAGATAGCGTTATTAGAATAGCTAGACTATTAGATTATACCCCTACCCCAAGCACTCCAGCAACAGTTACTTTATCTTTTAGTACTTTTGCTACTTCTTCACAAGTTGTTCCTGCTGGAACTCAAGTATCTACTACTGGAATAGTAGATGGAGAAAATACAGAAATCATATTTGAAACAAAGTCAGCAGTGACGGTTCCCGCATCTGGAGATGGCGGTTTAACAGCTGGTGCTGTAGTTACGGTTACAGCCACTCAAGGATATACAGTTGAAGAAACTGGGGTAAATGCATTAGGCATTTCTTCTGGAACAGCAGACCAAATTTTTACATTAGCTGATTTTCCTGTTATTAAAGATAGTATTGAAATTACTGTAGATGGGGTATCTTATACATTAGTAGATTATTTAGTAGACTATTCTGGAAATGACCCAGTTTATACAATTGAAATAGATGCTGAAGATAGAACATCTATAGTTTTTGGAGATAATGTTGGGGGAAGAGTCCCTCCAAGAAACGCAACTATTGAAGCAACTTATAGAGTTGGTATCGGAGAATCTGGAAATGTTGCAGAAAATACATTAACTGAAATAGTAACGAATTATCAAATAGGTCTTCAAGTAAATAATGAAGACCCAGCTTCTGGGGGTTCTGATTCAGAGTCTACAGATTCTATAAGATTAAACACTCCAATTAGTGTTAGAGCGTTAAATAGAGCAGTTACTTTAGAAGATTACGCTTCTTTAGCAACTCAAATATTAGGAGTAGCAAAAGCTAGCGCTATTGCTAATACATATAACAGTGTTACTTTGTATTTTGCTCCTTCTGGTGACCCTGGAGTAGAAAATGATAATGTTACACCTACTTTAGTATTTACTAATTTAGAACCAACTGTTCAATCTTTTTTTGAAGATAAAATGCCTCCTACTACAACTTTAACTTTACAACCTCCTTCATATGTAGATGTTAATATAGAAGTTGATGTTCAAGTTCTAGACCAATACAGACAAAGCACCGTTACAAACGCAGTTCAAGCTGTATTAAGTAATTTTCTTGCTTTTGATAACGTTATTTTTAAAGATAGAATAACTTTACAAAGCGTATTAACTGAAATATCTTCAGTTTCTGGAGTACGTTATGCAACTATAACTTTATTAGATAGAGACAATTCTATTACATCCGCAGCTCGTGCTTCTGGCTCTCCAACTATTACTCTTACTACTTTAAAACCTCATAATTATGTTGCAGGAAATAGAGTAACTATAGCTAACGTAGACGCTACTGTAAATGGAAATTATTCTGTTGCATCAGCTCCAACACCAACTACATTTACAGTTACTGGAACTACAACTACTCTTTTAGCTTTAACAGGACTTACAGGAACAATAGAAGCAGTAGTAGACATCGTATGTTCTGACAATGAAATACCTCAAGCAGGAACCTTAACAATTACACCGTCCGGTGGAATAGCCTAAAAGGAGAAAACATGGCCGCAACCTACCCAGGAGCTATAAAATCATTTCAAACAAAAAGTAATTTTACTGAAATTGTAGACTCCTCTCACGTAAACTCACTTCAAGATGAAGTAGTTGCAATCCAAACAAATTTAGGAACAAATATTGCAACTTCTACTTCTCCTTCTGTAAGTGGAACATTTAATACATCATCTCAAAACTATGGAACATTAAACGCAAGGCTTGCAAATATTGAAACCGGTGTTGTTGCGGATTCACATAATCAATATATACATAAAGTAGGAGGAGACACAATCCTTCCTTCTGCTACAAACGTAGTTGGATTAAATGTTAGAGCAGCTGCTGGACAATCTGCTAATCTTCAAG